AGAGTTTGGTGAAATTCGCTCGCAGGTTAGCCATGTTACGCTGATGCAATGCTTGGTCTGTACCCGCTTCGACTTCTAATACTGCTCGGCCAACAAGTTCGTTTGGACGCAATTCAAACAGACCTGTGCCCTGTTGCTGTTGCAACCGTGCGACAGTGTCTCGTAGTCGCTGCTCGTCATCGGGACTCATTTCGTTACGCTTTGCTGCCATGTCAATCAGATTTGACAATTTTTCTTCGTCCGAGATACCTGTGACTTCCATAGCCGAAGGGTCGACCCGTTGTTTGAAACCGGGGTCTTGTGTGACGTCTCGACCTTCGCCGAAAACACGTTGCATAAATTCCTCCCTGCTCACGGTGTCGCCTTCTATGCCAGTCATACTGGCACTGCCACCTGCCTTGCCTTCGGACGTTTCATAGCCTGCTCCACCAAGTTGAAGACCCATGCGATTCATGTGGGCTATGATGTTGTCAACCAACGCGTCTTTGTTCAATTCATTCATTTGACCGAACTGACGAATCAATTCATTACGAACTGCTTCTTGTCCGCCTGAGCCGCGCCGAGAAACAATGTCGGGGTACTCTCGACCCAAAATTTCAGTCATGAACTTATCAGGCGCTCTTGACATCAACGAGTTCAGATACGATTCAAGCGTCTTGGCTTCTTTTGGTCCTTTCTTTTTGCTACCCATGTATGGGTTCTGACCAGTATCGTCAATGACTCTTGTCTCACCACCGAATCCAACAATGCCACCTTCGCCTGCTTCGGTCGCTATGTCTTTTTCACGACGACCTGTTCGACTACGGAATTTCTGACTGCGTGTGTCATCGATGTCAAAGGTAGCACGCTTAGCGCCTATACCTCGTCCAAGTGAAGGACCACGCTCTTTGTCTTCGCTGACACGTTTACTTTCACGTGGAGGCGGAGGAGCCTTACCCTTCGGCTCAAATACTCTATATCCTTCGGCAAGAGCCTGTGCACGTGCAGGGGTATTACCCTGTGCGATGGCTTGGTCGTAAATCTCTTGGCGCTTTTGTTTCATCGCCTCGGATTCTTCTGTGCCTACGACTGTCTTACCAGCAAGGTCTTCCTCTTCGACTCCTCTCAACTTGGCACCTGTTCTACCAGTTGTCGGTGCTTCGACAGGGACGTCACGGAGTTCCTCAGCGGTTCGCTTTTCGCCTTCGGGCTTCTCAGTGCGTTGCTTGACTTCATCTTTGATTTGTTTGCCTGCTGTTCCGCCAAAGGCAGCCTCCAGCCGAGACCTCAAATCTTTCTTACCTTCATCTTCGGGAGCCTTGCGTATACCTATCCACATGTTCATTCCTCCTTCGTTCCCAAGTTGAAGTCCATCTTTGTTCCGCATGTTCGACAGTTGTCGACCCAACAGAAGTAGAGCATACCACACGATTTGCACCGTGTGCCTGAGCCGATGTTTAGGACGTCGCCTGCCTTTCGGTTGCGTATGCGTTGTTTGCTGACCACACCTTCAAGGGGTTTGTCTTGGTTAAAGACAGAACCTGCCCCGTAGGACTCGGCCAGCCGTACGCCACGCTTCTCAAGTCGCTCGATTTCGTCGAGTCCGAGTGTCGCTGCATCCACCGTTTACTCACCTCAAACTGTGTAGGTAAGTAGAAAGTAGTGATTGCCAAGCGATGTAAACGGTTCGACGCTAACGAGTGCAGTAGTGTTAGCCGCTGCTACTCCAAGAGCACCTGAGCCACCTGTGGCTCGGATGTCCGCTTGGATTGCTGCTGTTGCTGTACCGTCAGCCATTTGTTGGGGACTGTAGGGACCGATTACTCGGTTACCATAGCCACTTAGAACTGCCAAGGTGAATCACCTCAGCGCTTTCCAAGAATCCACCAACGTCCATCGGATGTCGATGTAGCCGCTGTAGCATCTGTTTTTCCAACTTCAAAAAGCACTATGTTGTTAGTTTCATCAATAGAAACATCAACACCAACCGATTTAAGAGTGACTGATGGTTTATGAGCACCAATAACTCCAATTTCTTGATTATTCAAAAGCGGTGCTTCGGTACCTCCACCGACGGTAATACTTGTGGCACTACCAATTGCGGTTAGTACACCGATTTTAGTACCAGTATCAGCGGCGTAAATCGTCTGTCCAACAGTAAGTGCCGCAAGTGCATCAACTGTATCGACAGTCATTGCGGTGGTTGTTCCAATAACTGGGTAACCGGGTCCGTTGTTAATCAGTACACCAGTCCCAGTGACCGATGTTAGATGACCGCCTGCCGCAAAGACTTCGCTAAGCAAGTCAGTCAAATCGACTTGTGTGCCACCGTCTGTAAATGTTCCAGTTAGCATGAGCATGTCGCCCATTACGTGTGTTCGTGTATCTGTTGTTGTTGAGTATGCCATTATTCTTCATCTCCTGTTATTTCTGTTTCTTCTGCTACTTCTTCGACCACGGGTTCTTCGACCACGGGTTCTTCGACCACGGGTTCTTCGACGACTGGCTCAGGTGCTGGAGGGTTGAGGATTAACTCGACCATGCCCAGTAGTTTGGACTTGGTCGCATATCCACCAACAGTTTCTCCACGTCCCTTAAGCCATGCAGTGATGTCCTTCTTGGTCCAACCTGAGTCGGGAATTCCATCGTCGCCTGCGTCGATTGTGATACCTGTGTCTCCGTCGATTCTCCACCACTTGTTCGCAAGACTACCACGGTTAGCGTCAAGCCATTCTTGCGAAACATCCATTGGAGTTCCACGAATAGCATATATTCGCTTCATACCGGGTACCCTACGTTCGTAGTAAGGACCGAGTGAGGTTATTGTAGGCAAGAAGATTCACCTCAGGCCAAAACTAACCAAAGTTCCATTGCAGTCAAGTCGTCGGTTGTACCGTCCGCAGTTGCTTCCATGTCGAAAGTCAACACCAAATCGCTGGTGTGTACAATCGCTACGTTCGCAGTTGCGTCAGCACGTTGTGCGACGAACGAAATAATCTTGCTTGCACCACCTGTGATGGTTAGTGTAGCGGCTTCGCTTACGTCTGCTGCAAGAGTTAGCATAACCAATCGTGGTTGTACTCGCTCAACGACCTGTGTGTTTGTTGCTTGGAAACCATCGAGGGTACCGGGGTAACCGGTAGTCGCCTGCCCGTCAAGCCATAGTGTCTCGTCTTGGTCAACTCCCGCTACAAGCGGTAAGTCGAGGTTCATTGTAGGTGTACCTGCGCTCAATGTGTAAGTAATTCCTCTGTGTGTTATTGCTGCCATAATTCATCATCTCCTGTGTGTTATCTCCATTAGCCTCACTTCAAGTCTCGGACTGAGCCGTGACCTCCAAAGAAAGTTGTCCATACTTCACCCATAGTTCGGTAAAGTCCCTCTTGACCGAGGCGGTTAATGGCGAATGGGTCTCCAGTTTCGATACCTGACTCAAAGTATTGAGTTGGTTTTGCGACACTAAAGTGTAGGTAATCAGTGTCCAAGAAGTACATACGACTGATGGTGTCAGTCTGAACGTCCTTGGATGGAATGATAGGAACACCGTTGTAAGTAGCAACGATGAAACCTGCTTCAACACCCGGTACACCCTTAACACCGTTGAAGGTAGGGGTGACACGCTTCTCTTCCATGAATCGCTGTTGCGACTGGAGAAGTTGTTGGATTCGCATCAATGTATCATATCCAGTGAGGATAACCTTAGGGTTTCCACCACGTACCCAAATCTTTTGAAAGATGTCGTCGAGGTGGTCAAGGCTGAGAGTTCGGTCGGTACCGCTGTTCTCATTGTGCTCAGCGAGGGACCAAGAGTTTCCACTTCGGTCGATGCTGTAGATGTCGTTGGTAGCAGCAGTATCACCGGTTGTGACACGGTCAAGAGACTCGTAGTCGTTGCCAGCGGCTGTTCCTTTGTCTTGGAGAAGCATCTTGTTGATTTCCTCAGCGTGGTGCTTACCCATCTCTTCCTTGAGAACACTGCGGATGTCGCCGAGACCGTCATCCTTGTCGTTAAGGAAGATTGCAACTTCGCTCATGTCGAAGGTGTGTGCAATGGTCTTAGGCTTTGCAGCGATGTGCTGGAAGGTTGGTTTGGTGGTGTCCGGTAGTGTACCGTTCTCCGCAATACCTCCACCCTTGGTGGTATCAGGTCGTGCGGTTACGACACGCCATCCACTTCGGTCCCAAGGCTTCTTAGGAAGGATGGAGAATGCGTTGAACTCTTGGTTCAACTGACTCCAAACCTTTCGTCCGTAGATTGCTTGGTATGTACCTGCTGTTGTGGATAGCATAGGTGCGTCTGCTTTCAAAAGTTCGCTACCTGAATAGTGGAAGCCCATGTTTGAGCCTGCACCATAGTAGTAGCGTTCCATGTCGGTTACTGTTCTTAGATAGTTTCTTGCCATTCTTAATCACTCCATTCAGTTGTGGAATACACTCCCTGCGAGGCGGTGTACATCATCCCAAGACATGTTAGCCATGTCCATAGTGGATGGAATTTCAACGTTAGAAACAGGTGCGGACTTTTGGATAGTAGTTCCGGTTTCACCTGATGCAAGGTTATCGATTCGGTCGCTTAGAGCAGCGACTGCCTTTTCGATTGATGCGAGTGGAGCACGAGCGTCGAATGCTTGTGCTTGTCGGCTTTCAGCCTCACTGCGCTGTTCCTTGGCGAGTCGGTCGGCGAAGACATCGCTGAGAGTTCCCTTGAGTTGCTTCTCAATAGAAGCAGCCTTGTAAGCAGCGTATGCTTGCTCAAGGTCAGCAGGGGAAAGGTCCTCAGGAGACAAGTAGCCCTTTGCAACATCGGCTTTGGAGCCACTGTTGAGTTTGCCAATTGCGCCTGTAGATGGGTTACCGCCTTCTTGTGCTCGGCCTTTTACTTGGCCTGCAAAGTAGTCAGCACCGTCAACCGAAGATGGGTTGTCGAAGCCACCGAGTTGTGCCTTCTCAAGTGCATCAAAGTGTGCACGAGCGCTGTTAATATCAACGCCACCCGACTTCAAGGTGTTTTCCATCCAGTGCAAGTAGTCTTGGGTGATAACATCGGAGTACTCAGATTTTTGCTCTTCGGAGCCGTACATCTTTTCTTTGTCGTCTTTGTCATCAGCCATTTCTTTGCCTTTGTCTTCATCCTTGTCGTCATCCTTGTCTTTCCCTTCAAGGAAAGCAGGCATCTTTTTGTCATCCTCGCCCTTTTCCATTACGTCGAGGCGGGTGTTGATGCGGTCCAAGACGGACGACAGTTCGCTCATTGTGTTCATGTCTGTATTTTCAGTCATTGTTGTGTCCTCCTTCAATATACGGAATGTCGCCTCCGGGTTTATACCTTTTTCACAAATCGTTACCTCGTGAAGTTCCAGTTTGGAAATCTCGGTGTAATCACCGTGTTCCGAATCGGCCTTTCGCATTCGCTTGAATGCTTGTCCACCGATACTGAAACCCCTAAGGGCGCCTTTGCGAATTTCATTGGCTACTTCACGAGCCTTTTCGATGTCATCACGTACTTGGATGACGACGAATAGTCCAGCATCATCGACACCGGACTTCCACAGTCGACCACTGCTATCAGTGTACTGTGGGATAACACTACCAACTTGAATGTTGGAGTGTGCGAGTTGTACGTTGCGGAATCCGTCCGCCTTCATGAAGTTGTCAAATGCACCCTTAAGTGCACCTGTAGTGATGAGGTCACCTTGCTTGTCGACCATTTCGACGCTTGCATAGCCTGCAATAACAAGGCCATTGTCGCTCTTGAGGAGCGATATAGTACCACCGCCTTCAAATCGGGCGGATTGCAGTGGCGATGCCATGACCATTGTAGTCCTTACATCCGTCATTCTATATAATCAGATATGGTAGATAGCCTTATCTTCTGTAAGTTCCAACTTACTATCAACTTCGTCGACGTCCTTCGATTCTTCTTCTTCATCTTTTCTGTCACGCTCAATATCACGCACATCGTAGTCAGGCATGGTTTTCGCATCGTCAGGATTAGTTGGACCTGTTGGTGATTGAATTGGTGTACCTACGTCTATACCAAGTCCCTTAGGACCTGCTGATGACATACCCACTTGGCCTACGCCGCTTTTCGATAACAGTTTCTCAAGAAGTTCAACACCCTTCTTCATGACTTTCTTCTTCTCTTTATCCCACGTACCAGTGCCTTCAATTTTCTTGGGCGGGATGAGAGGCTTACCATCACCCTTGCTTTCGTGAACCTCAGCCTTGTCCTCTCGTTCTTCTATAGAGAAGTCGCCTTTGAGCATGACACCAGCAACAGGTGACCAAAACGGTCGTTGACTTTCAGACAAACGAATCAGATAGTCATTGTCGGCTACAGGTGTGTGCACAGTCCAATACTGACCACGTGTGGTCGCCTTGTACAGAACATCACCTGCTTCAAACGATACACGAATGTGACGGTCGCTTCTATAGATATTGAGTGGACTTTGGGTCATGTCAGCCTTTGCTAACATAGCAAGACTTTCTGTGCTGACCAGTGGTTCACCCTCAGCCTCACCCTCGATGCGTGGTGCGTGAACGGTGTACACCTTTTGATTCTCAGATGCTTCGCCTTCTGTTACGCTTGTGACGTTGACCTTGACGAAGTCACCGACCTCGTACTTCTCAGGAGCATTGAACGATGCACCAATGTCCATGTAAATGTCATCCTCAATCTTGACTGCACGGTCGCCCAAGTCCTCACCATGGATGATTGGCCCTGTACCAAGTCGATACGTGTACGGTGATTCGCCTCGTCGCTCAAGCACCATGAGTGTGACGTCGTTGCCTTTCTGATACATGACCCACTTGGGATGGCGTGCTTCGCCTTTCATGTACGTGGACTTTGCATCACGCAACAAGATACGGTCGCTCTCAATATTCTTGATAGCGTCAGCCAGTCCGACGTCGTCGGTCAACTTCGTGTCAGATGCGCTTGGGGCTTCGACGCCTTCGACGCTTTGTAACGCACCACGCAACAACTTGATACGGTCTTGAATCGGTATGTCGTGAACCTCCTTGCCATCGAACTCGATGACCTCAAAGATGTACAGTCCACTCTCACGTCGTATAACGTCAACCAAGAAGTCCTTGTCAGATACCTGCTTGAACGCTTTCTTCTCTTCGTCAGTAAGTGAACCCTTACTCTCGACGTCGTCGTCTTTCTTGGTGACGAACATTCGCTCGCCCTCAGGATAGTCGCTAACGACCCAGTCGCCTGTGAATCCACGCAGGTGTTCAAGGTCATCGACATCAAAGATACGGTGCATCGGTTGTAGCGACGGCAAGCCCTCAGGCATATCCTTGCGGATATAATCAGGGTTGGTCAGCGAAGCCAACAATGCAGGTCCGTCCATCTTCGTCGATATGTCCAGTAGGTTATCACTCAAAGTCGTTTGGGCTTGGTTTGAACGCGTGGCATTCGGCTGTCGTTGAACAGCACGGTCATCGTTATGTGCACCAAAATGACCACGATATTGTTGAGGCAACACCTTCGTTACCGAACCCATCATGGGCGTGACCAATCGCATTTTCTTTGGAGTTCGTCGTTGTTTAAACGTCATGCGACCGTCTCTTATGTCCATACGGAACGGCACATCATGCATGTGTCCTTTGTGAGAACGCATTCCGTCAGAATTGTAAATAGACATGATGGATGTTTCTGTGTCAGGATGTGAGGCACGACCGATAGGCTTTGACGTGAGTTCAAACTTTGTTTTGGTGGCTTCGTGAAACGGGTCGTACTCAACTGAGCCGTCATCAACCACAATTCCATGAAGTAAGTTGGTTAATTTGTGCATTTTCTTTTCGTCTATGAGTTGTTTGCCTGCTAATCTATGACTAACATTTTTGCCAGTATAGTGTGCATCTAATTGACCTTTCTTCTTTTGGTTTGGTACCTCAATGTTCAAACCTCGGTCCGACAACGTTTCAAGCATCCGTGATACTGCCGATGCTGCGACCATTGTGGGGTTGGTCTTTAGGCTGTTAGCCCCTCTCCTCTTTCTATCAGGATGTGCGCGTGTCGTTCCTAAATCGAAATTACCTTCCCTGTCGTGGGGATAGTCAAGAAGTCCGTGAAAATCGTCAACTAATGTATCTGAAACTCCCATGGGTAAACTTGCTATGAGGTCTCGTACCGTAGCAATTCGTACGGGTGAGCCTTGATTACTGGCTTGAGTTACGATTTTGTGGACCATTCTTCGCTGATAGGGTGATGCTTCGTCACCAAACACACGGGCTGTGGCTTTGTCTACATTGTCGTTTGGTCCAATTTCGTGAGCATCATCCGTGTCCATGAAGGCTTTGACTTGGTCTTGTATAGCGTCGTGCCTTGCGTGGACTTTCTGCTTTGTTTCTCCCGCTGACAGTGCCTCTTGCCCGTGAAAATCATGACCTTGCGTAGCAAGAATGTCGTTCGCTGTTTTCATAGCCCATGCCATAACAGTGTCAGGTGGTGCCATCGAAAACAAATCAAAGCCCTGTTGCTCGGCCTCAGCAAGCACTTGTTTGGCAACGCTGTCAATTGCATCAACGTGACTTTGGACCTTGTTCTGAAACGTGGTTGCTTTGTCCTTCAAAAACGTTTGATGTCTTCCTTTGATGGGAGTATAGTGCTTTTGCTCAGCCTGCTCCAACGCTTTGTGGGCTTCTTCGATTTCATCTTGAGGAACATCGATTCCCATCGCTTGTTGCTCAAGTAACGAATTGTAATTGCCTTCAACCGCTTCATATTCTCGCATACGTGGTGAAACGTTTTTCAGATGTGCATCAACCTTACCTTGAGCGATTGCAAGTTTTTGTTGAAGGTCCGCTACCAACTTTTGATGAGGCTGTACTACATTAACGAACTCTTCAATTGTACGTGCCTGTGGTACATGCTTTAACGGTTCGACCAACTCAGAACGAATACGACCTACTTCTTGACGCAATTCGTTAAGTTGCTTCAAGTCACCATCATAACTATCTTCTGTGATTCCTTGCAGCATTCCGAGTTCGTCACGGTCAGCCGCCATCTCTATGTCGTCGTGAATGTCGTGAGGATGCTGCACCTTTGTTTGAAACGAGGGATTGCCGGGTGGATGTATTGCACCAATCATTGCGGACAACTGATGGTGATGTTTAGCGGCGTCCTCATCACGTCGCATGATTCCAGTTTCTTTAGATGATGAACCAAACGCGTTGCGTGAGCCGATGGTGTTGACATGCTCATAGGCTTCTGCAACAGCATTGTCCATTATATCGCCCATTTCATCAAGGTCATCAACATACTTTGATTCCATGAGTTCATTGTAGTACTTAGGAGATGTTGTCGTGTCGTGTCGTGTGCTATTGACCTTTGAGCCTGATTTGTGACCAACGCTTGTTCGGTGGATATTGTGTGGACCCAGTTTAGCAGTTAGATTGGCTTCGGGGTTAATTTCAGCAATAAATTTCGGTTCATACAACCCTTTCTCGGTTTTACGATACCGTTTTACAGCATCCATCTCAGACTCAGGCGGACCAAAAGGAGCAAGTATATTCTCGACACTCGCAGCAAGCGTCATCAATTCCGGCCTTTCTGTTATTTGGTCTATCTGAATTGGAAGAAACCCTGAGCGTTTACCTGCTGTCAGTAAGGGTGTTGCATCTTTTTCACGCCCTCCTTCGGGCAAAACTCGGTGTGCGTCATGCATTGTCTTAAGACGAGTTGCATGCGTCTTGCCCAACCCTCCTCTTCCCAAGAACGGTGTCGAAAAGTGATGACTAAGCGATTCCTGTTTACCGCCCATGTACGACTCAGGATGTGCGTTGTTACCTTCGGTAGCAAGAAACGGCTGTGTGAAAAATTGAATAGCGTTTCGTAATCGGCGACCGTTTCCTCGGTGCTTTGTCAAATCTCTTTGTATGGTGACGAACTCTTTCACCATTTCGTCAACACCCCTAATACCTTGTTCTTCGTCACCCTGTAACGAATCGAGCAAAGCAATCGTACGAGGGTCGCCTCGGTTGAGTGAATAATATGGGTCATCGTACCGCATGAGTTTCTGACCTGCTCGACCCATGTTTGCCATTGCAAACAAGTCATTCGGTCTGATTTCAGCATCATCACTTGGCACCAGTTGACCGTCTTTGACTTTCGCCAAATGCTTCAACTCTTGACCTGTGATGCCTTCATAGAACGTTTTCAATCGTCGAAACAATTCTGTACCTTTGAGGTCTTTGTACATATCGGCTGGATTGATTTTGTCTTGTGGAGGAGTGTTGATTCGACCCAGTCCGGGTTCACCCGTAGCATCCACGTCTCGTGTGTGGTGTGCGTGCACGGGACTATATCGCTGATGAAAGTTCGCTACGAACCGACCCATAGGTACGTCCATACCCAAGTCAGGTAAGAAAACAGATGCATTGTCTTTTTTCATCGAGCCATGTTCCATCAGGTGTTCATAGAATGCAATCTTGTCTTTGGGACTGAGCCATTCCAATCCAAAGTAGTAATCCAATTCACCAAGCCCGACACTGCGACCTGTCTCATCGTCAACTTTGTCGAAGTTTTTCCATGTATCTTTAGCATCCGACATATGCCGTCTTCGTAGGGATTCGTCAAGGTCATTACCTTCTCGCCCTAACAGTATCTCTTCTTTGAGTGCCTTTATACCCGCAGGGCTTGCTTGCCAGTTGTTGAAGTTCCTT